ACACACCAGTATCTAATAGTTTAATTATTTTCCCTTCACATGATATTGATTTTGACAACCAGTTTGCACATCGTGTAGACAGCATTAATTCTGTAAGATATAGCGTTCCTATGTGGATTTCTGACATAGAATATACTTTGTGATATAATTAAAAAAAGGGGAAAATCATGAATTCTTTAGAAGCAAAAGGCATAACAGCCAAAGACCTTGGTAGTGGGATTGTTGTTTATAGCAACGTTCTGCCAAGAGATTTAAACATTCCAGAAAGACTGGAAGATGTAATTGGAGAAAAAGAAAATACCATTGATGGCAATCCAGTAAGATATGCATGGCAGCCAGCATATGTCGGATACCAACAGTTAATGCCAGACTACAGAGATTGCGTAGACTTTAAGTATAAAAAAACTGACTTGCATGATGATGGAACAGAAGAGTATAAGAAACTTGCTGATATTTGGGATGACTGCTTTACTAGGCAAAAAGAAGTTGTAGACGATTACTGTGCAAAATTTAATATCCACAACTTAAGATACTGGGAAGCGTTTAATTTTATTAAGTATGAAAAGGGAGATCACTTCCAATACCATCATGATCATGGATTTTCATACAATTGTACAGTTTCTTTGGTTGCATACATAAACGATGACTATGAAGGTGGAGGTCTTCATTTCCAGCATCAAGATATCCTTTATACACCTGTTGCGGGGGATGTAGTGATATTCCCATCAACATACATGTATTCTCATAGAGCAATGCCAGTTGACAATGGAACTAAATATTCTTTGGTTACCATGCTTGACTATAGCGATAAGTATCACAAGCCAGAAATGTATCAAGAAACTGGATCATGACAAACAAGATAACCTTTACGTCAAACAAGTCTTGGATTACGGCAGAAGACAATGCTTTGCCAGGTCCAATAATTAAAACTATACCTGACTGGTATAGAAAAGCAGACAGGTTTGCTAAAAAAGAAGATGGCGAATATTGGCAAGAGCCAAACGTTGGAGGTAAAATTCCAACATGGAAAGCATGTCCAGCCATATTCGATATTATGGGTACAGGGTATACATTAAAAACTCCTTGCGACATAGAGTTTGTGCAGCGAAGTCCCAATACCATGGCAATTACCATTGCTGATGGAAAGTACAAAGACTTTTGTGTTCCAAGACAAAAAATGCCACAGTTTGAGCATCCAAAAGGGTATTATGAAAATCATTTTGCTTGGTTTTCAGATTGGGAAATAAAAACCCCACCAGGATATAGCATTTTGTACTCACAGCCTTTTAATAGATATGAGTTGCCGTTCCTAACTACCTCTGGAATTATAGATAACGACAAAGTTCATTTGCCTGGCTCAATGCCTTTCTTTTTAGTAAAAGGATTTGAAGGAGTTATCCCAGAAGGAACCCCTTACGCACAACTAATACCTTTTAAAAGAGAAGATTGGAAGTCGGAAATTAAAATAGAAGATCCGTCTAAAATTGCTGGAAAGAATCATAAAAACTCTATGAAGTATAGAGTTCCAGATGGTGGTGTATATAAAAATCAAGTATGGGAACCAAGGAGATATGAATAATGAATGTTTATGACGAAAACAATAATGAGTGGTTTACAAAAGATAGGTCAGAAACAACATCCAACAGAGTTGTTAGATCACTTGGAAATAATATTACTGTTGAAAACCCAGGAATTGGTTTAAATATATACAGAAATACATTTTCAACTGAAGATGCTAAAAGGTATATAAATATTCTTGAGTCAAACCTAAGTGAAGACAAAACATACAAGTGGTCTGATGCCACCGTCACAAACTCTCCAACTCCAATCAAAAGAGCAAGAGATTGTGTAGACTTTAAATATAAACCAGAAAACTTAGGTCCAAGAAATGAAAATAATGCTGAACTTATAGATTTGCATCAAGAGGTATATGAGAAGTTAAAACTTTGTATAGATGACTATGCCAGATACTGGGGTATCAATGTTGTTTATTATGAAGCCTTTAATTTTGTAAAATATGAAGGAGAAGGAACACACTTTAATATCCATGCAGACCATGGCCCAGCATATAACTGTACAGTTTCTGCCGTTATATATATTAACGATGATTATGAGGGTGGAGAAATAAAATTCCCAAGACTAGATGGTTATACTCATGTACCAAGGGTAGGAGATATAGCAGTATTTCCATCAAACTATATTTATGAGCATGCATCACTTCCCATGAAATCTGGCACAAAATACTGTGTTGTGGTTATGACAGATATAAATAAGTTGGGACACCTAGATTCAAAATGATTAATCTATCTGCTGAAAAGTTCCCTGGGTCTCCTATTATTGTTTCTCCGATGTCTATTAAAAGAGATTGGATGGATAAAACTCCCCAAGGACATGCTTACAGATGTTTCCCTGTTACACAAGCGAACATGGTTGGCTGGAGTCTTTCTTGTGAAGAAGACATTAGGTTTGTTTGGAACGGAATAAATGATACAAGTTCAGAAAATGTAAAAATATTAGATGAAAAATCATATATGTATACAGGTCGTGGACAATCAACAATAAGTTTTAGCACTGGTTTAGTTTTTAAGTCTGATGAAAATATTAGTTTATTAACTATAAACCCAGTAAACATTTTTAACGAAGACTTTGAAACCATGTCTTCTGTAGTCAGTACATCCTTTTATCCAAATCCTCTTCCACTTGCAATTAAGGCTAGAGTTCCAAATAAAGAAGTTACTATAAAAGCAGGTACTGTGCTTGCTACAATAATTCCAGTATCACTTACAATGCTCAACAATACTGAAATTATTATCAATCAATATACAGATAAAGATCGTGTTCGTGAGCAAGCAAACAGGGAATATGGAGAAGCAGCACAAAAACTTAATCAGGCTGGACAATGGACAGACTGGTATAGGGATGCAATTAATGAAAAAAATGAATCAGTTGGCAAGCATGAGGCAAAAACACTAAAACTTTCTGTTATTGATAATACGCTAGCAGAAATAAAATAGAGAAAAAAGAGATATAATGTTATGATGAACAATAATGAAGAAGCAATAGTAGTCAAAAGAACTCCATCTTTAACCCCTTCTGGATTTTTTGGGAATGGTCCAGAAATGATTGTTGAACTAGAAAACTTCATGACAGAAGAAGAAATTGATTTTCTAGAAAAGGCTGCAAAGTCTTTGACAGTATGGGATGTAACTGAAAGCCATGTAAATGAAAATGGAACAGTTGTGTATGACTCAGATTATTGGAAAGACAGAGTAGCGACTCAGCCAACTTTAGATAAAAATGATCCCAAAATATCTCCAATAGTTGCTGGTCTTTTTCAAAGGCTAAAGCCAATTGTCGAAGAGTTTTATAAGGTAGAGGTCATTCCTACAGGTACAACAATTGTTAAATGGCTACCTGGACAGTTTCAGAATCCACATGCAGACAAAGAACTACACGAAGGTCCAGATGCTGGAACACCAAACGATTTTCCTAACTATGACCTTTCCAGTTTGTTTTATTTAAATGATGACTATGAAGGTGGAGAGTTATATTTTCCTCTACAAGGAATTCAGTTTAAACCTAAAAAGGGTGCAGCATATTTTTTCCCAGGGGACAAAAACTACATCCACGGAGTAACAGAGATTAAGAGTGGTATTAGATATACCTGCCCATTTTTCTGGGAGATTACAAAGCATACTGGGGAAAAGCAGCCATGACAAATAAACCTATAGAGTCAATTGAGATATACCCTAATATAGTTGTATATAAAAATGTTTTTAGTGATATCTTAGATACCTACAATGCACTAAAAAATTCTTTGGGCGAAGAAGAAGACTTACTTAGTCCCTGGACACAATGGAGTATTTTTGGAGAATATCTAAATCCAACACTTAAAGGTTTGCCACATAGATTAGAGATTGAGCCTGTTGAAAAAATAGAAACTAAAACAGAAAAGCAAGAAAGTCAAAAAAGAGCAATTCTTGAATTGCTTAAGGGTTTTTATACAGTAACAGGAGACTATATTCTTAAGCACGGCATTGATTTTAATCAAGAAAAATTAATAACAGCAAAAGATGGATCCGAAACAAAAGACTGGGTGATGACTGGTCCATCAATAGCAAGATATAGAACAGATATAGAGGGTGAAGTGGCAATGACATATCATTCTGATTACATTAGAGAGCCAATAGTAAGCCCAGGATACAAGTTTGCAATTACCGCACTTGCCTACTTTAATGATGACTATGATGGTGGAGAAATTGACTTTATCGTAGATGGTGAAGCGTTTATGTATAAGCCAGAGGCAGGAGATTTTTTGGTTTTTCCATCGGGTCACCCAGACATATTAACAAAAAATGGATCTGTTTATATTCATGGGGTAATGCCTGCAAAAGGAACAAACAAGTATATTTCTAGAATGTATTGGATGAAGTATTCTTTTGGTGATGATGAATGGTTTGAAAAAGAAGAAGAGTTTGGGAAAGAAGTGTGGGCAGGGATGCAGCCAGACATAATAGAAAAGTTTAGATCGGAACATCCAAACAGGTTTAGCGCACAAAACGAAAGAAGGATAAAGTGAACCTAGACAACAAAGTAAGACTAACAGAAGATATTGTTCTTTTTGAAAACTTTTTAACCGAAGATGAGTGTAAAAAAGCAATTAAGGTTTTAGATGCTCAGGCTGCTAACGAGAAGATTAGTTGGACGCCAATATCTTTTTATGAATCATACTCCTCTGTTTTGCCACAAGATGGAGATACAGAACTAGAAGAGTTTGGGTTGTCATCAAAATTTTTTTCTGATGTTAAAAGTAGAATAGTTGATGCTGTTTCATCTGTTCATGATATACCTAAAGAAAAGGTTGTTCAGATTGGTTACCACACACAAAAGTGGGAGCCAGGAGCATATGCACGACTGCACTCAGACAACACAGATGAACATGGCAACACTGGACCTTTTGAAAGAAGTAGATACGCTGCATTCTTATATTTAAATGAAGACTTTGAAGGAGGCTTGTTAAGATTTCCAAGTCATGACATAGAAATTCCTCCAAGAACTGGACTTCTAGCAGCATTTGCTGGAGGACATAAAAATATGCACGAAGTAACACTAATTACTAAAGGTGTTAGGTATACCCTTGGTTCATTCTGGGATGACAGAGAAGAAGATGCTTATCCACAAGAACTTAGAGATCAGTGGAAAGAAGAGATGCAAAAAATTAGAGATGCTCAAAAAGTTGAAAAAGAAGAATGGCAAAAATTACTTCAAGATGGGTATAAACTTGATGTAGATGGAAATCCATATAAAGTCGAGGAGTTATAATAAATGGCTGCATTCTTAAAGAAGGAGTTAGAAGATGGTGGCTTTGTTGTAAATGAAATTATAGACAATGTTATTGTTGTTGAAAATTTTTTATCTGCAGATGACCTTAAAGTTATTACAGACATAATTAGTGGACTTCCAGAAGAAGACTGGTTTATAGAATATACACAAAATCTTAAAAGGTTTTGTTTAGAAAAATTTGGTAGAGATGATGTAGATAACTTGGTTGCAGAAGGAAAGTTTGAGATAACTCAAGGGTGGCAAGATAAAAACTACAATCTTGAAAATGAACTTGTTACCCATGGAATTATTAAAAGGCTTAATCATTTCCTTAAGTTAGCAGATCCGTCATTAGAGGCAAGCGGTTTAAAAACTTTGCAGAGAATGCAAGAGGGCGTTCAGTTAAAGGCTCATACAGACCAAGATACAGACCCATCTATTAGATATGCTACAATTATATATATAAATGATAACTATAATGGTGGTCAGTTATTTTTTACAGATAAAGGCATAGAGATAAAGCCAAAGGCGGGATCTTTGATTTTGTTTCCTGGAACAAGTGAATTTAATCATGGAGTTAAACATGTAGAGGCTGGTCCAATCAGATATGTTTTAGTTGGTTTTATAAAAGTTATAGATTTTTATAAAAATAACAAATACTAGGAAAATGGTGGTTTTATGAATAAGGTAATGATAGAAAACAATATTTACTACTATGAGGATAGTGTTAAAAATTTTGATAAGTTGATGCAGACCATCGATGAAGTTGATGCTCTTGATAAAGAGTATGGCAAAGAAACTTGGCTAGACTGGACAGCATCTAACGATAAAAGTTTTCTTTATGGCAAAACCAAAACCTTTGACATAAATCAAATAAATAATATACTTATAGATCCAGAGTATAAAGAAAAGATGACATATATTTATAAAAACATTATGGAGTCTTTTTATGATGTATCTGCAGACTATGCCAAGACAATTGGAGATAGCGATGAGCCACGGCTTTTCCCAACATTTAATATTAAAAAGTATAACTCAGGCATTGGAATGGGATCTCACTTTGATCAGTTAGATGGAGATAAAACTCTTAGATACTCTCTTGTAATGTATCTAAACGATGATTTTGAAGGAGGGGAAATATCATTCTTATTGTCAGATTATGAGGATGTTAACAAGGTTCCTGCTCCAGAGTTAGACTATGAAGAGGCTTTAGGTAAAGGAAAGATACAGTTTGGTCTTAAACCAAAGGCAGGAAGTATTATTATTTTTCCATCTTCTGCTCCATATTATCACACAGCACATCTAGTGAAGAGTAATTTTAAGTATATGGTTCCTAGCCACTGGATACATAACAATATGGAAC